CTCTTCTTCTGTTTCATAAAGATCCGGGTTTATACCCGTCATTGAATGATCCATATCCCTAGCAGGTTTATTTACCAGCTTATCTATAATTTGGTCAATCATAGAACGGATACCTGTATTTTTAATAGTTGCCCATTTATCAAGTTGATCATCCCAGATATATCCGTAATCAGCCCCCATACTATCGATTTCTTCAGCAATTTCTTTTGCTATTTCGTAGGCTTCATCAGGTAATTTTATTTTAGTCGGTGCGTCATTATGAGTAGCTTCAATTTCTCCTGTTTCAGGATTAAGGTAAGTGATATACCCTTTCATAGCTACTTCTTTGGCTTTGTCATCATCATTGTAATGAGCTTCTAATCCTTTACCTAAATTAGATGGATAACCGTCATAATGGTTATAAGTAGTAGTTAATCTATCTCCTGATAAGTACCCTATTAATGCTCTAGTTCCTTCTGTCATTAGTTTAGCTTCTTTTAACGTAGCTTTTTTCATACCGTTAAAAGTATCTACTTCCAATGCTCCTCTTTTTACTTCTACTTCTTTATCGTGTTTGTCTACTTTAGAAGAACCACCTGAGATAAGATGGTAGTAGTGTAGAGGATCTTTTTTAAGGTTAGCAATAGCTTTCTTTTTAGCTTTAACTTGATCATCCATAGAAACGTTACCGTGGGACATTAACCCCATTGCTTCTAATTCTATATCTATAGCTCTTCTTAAAGAATCATCAGAGTATTTAAATGTATCATCTACTTCTTGCTCTTTTTCTTCGAAGAGCATATTTTTATTTTTAAGAATCTGTACCGTTGAATCGTAGGTACCTACAGGACTTACGTACATAGGGTAAGCTTGTCTCATTTGCCTTACGAATTCAGCTTTAGACATTCTGCCTTCGTTTACGGCTCTATATTTTTCAGTTACTGTTATTGTTCTCATTCTGTAAATAATCTACTAGTTTAGTACTTGAAGGCCTTTTTGGTCTTTTAATTTTTTTATATCCTATTCTCTTCAACGCTTTGGTAGCTTTTTTATCTTTACCAAATGCATAAGGAGTTGTGTATCCTTGTATGTTTCCCGAAACGTTTGCTTCTTCTAGTTCTGTCATAACCTCTCTCACAAGAGAAATAAGTTCAGATCTTTTCATTACAAACTGTTTAATTCATTAACTAAGTCGTAATACATCATTAAATTAACTAAATGATTATCTGATACTTTATCTCTGTTTGTTAGAGGTTTGATATTCTTAGATACTTCAGTTAACTTTATCTTTACTACATCATCTTTTACTTTATCAGTTAGATTTCTTATTAACTCTTTAATGTTAGCTAATTCTTCATTAACTAATGTACGGAGCTTTTGACTAGAATTAACTGAAGTAATAAACTGTCTCAAAATATTTTTCTGTTCTGGTAGTAGGTCTTTATATTTACTATTGAATTTTTCTAAAAGAAATTTGAAAGTAAGTAATTTTAAATCTTTATCGTACTTAGAATATTCTTGAATTAAAGAATCTTTAACACTATCTTGATCTTGTTCATTAGTAGTAAGGTGCTCTAATAAAGTAGATTTAAAATTGACTAATAGTTCTGGGTCAATAAGGTTATCGTTATTTTGAGCTTCTAATAAACAATATAAAGATGCAATAGCTTTATAATTTGAAACTTGTATACCAAAAAATTCATTAAGGTCATAATGATTTCTTATTTCAGAAATAAGTTCATACTTTGCTTTTTTAAGCGTTTTTCTATCTAACTTTCTAGATACTTCAGTAATTGTAGAAATAATCATTTCTGCTTTACTTTGAGAGATATTAGAATTTTTAAGTATGTATTCGTACAGTTTAAATTCTTTAACTAGTGTAGTGTTGCCTGAAAAGTACTTTTTAAGTATCTTTAGAGCAGGTGAATTTTCTTTGGATAGAGTATCGGAAGCAATTTGCTTAACTAAAAGTTCAAATATTAATCCAGTATTTCTATATTTTGAATGTTTTATTTTCATCTAGATATATTACTAATAATAAATATGGGTTAATTACCTAAATCTTTTATATTGTCTTCATTAAGTAATTCAGATGTATCTTCTGTTTCTTCGTTAAAAACTATCTGCTTAAGAGATTCTTTATTCTTATAGTATACAGACTGTGTAAGTAACGATTCATTAACATTTTCATTATCAGAAGGGAATCCACCGTGCATACCGTGAACTCCTAATGGATCACGTCCTCCTACAGGATTATCATTGGTTCCATAAACTGAAGCTTTTTCTCTTGGTCTGCCGCCTTCAGGTCCAGGCTCTCCGTATCCTGGTGGAACACTTGCAGGTCCTTTTTCTGTAGCTGTTGCTCTTCTACCGTACATAGATGCTAAATCGTGTGGTGTACCATAAGAACGACCAGATCTAGCAGGATCGTTACCTTCAGCTTCAAGCTGTGCTATTCTAAAGGCTCTTTTACTATCCTCCCTAACTAAATCTCTTTCTTCATTATATTCATCTTCAGATAAACTGAAAATATTTTCATAGATATAATCTGATGAGAACATTTTGGTATCTCGCATTTGGGCAGCTAAATCGATTTTCTCTTTTAGTAGTGCTACTTTTTCTTGTTCATAAACTACTGAGGGGGTAGTAAGTTTAAGTTCAAAATTAGTTAAGCTTTCACCTTCGAATCCTTGAGTATAGAGATGTACTAAAGCTATTTTAGTCAATTCAGATTCTACTATTCTTTGTATTCTTTCAACTGTTCTTGCAAATCTGATATCTTCTGCAGCTAAAGTTGCTTTACCGGATAAATCACCTTCATATCCAAAATAGGCTTTTGGAATTTTCAAAGCTGCAAATAATTTGTCTCTTAAGTAATTTATATCGTTTGTACCGTCGTACTCTAATCCTTTAGTAGTCTCAATTCTAGTAGTAGCATCTCCTCCTCTGACAGGTAGATAGAAGTCTTCCATCATATTCTGCATGTTAAACTTCAAGTTATATTGACCTGTATTTGGATCAACATAAGGAGTTTTTTTCATAGTATTGATGGTCTTTTGCATAAACTGCTCAACCTCATTAGGAGGTATACTACCAACGTTAACAAAGAACATTCTTTTTTCTGGTGCTCTCATGATACGGTGAATTAACATCGCATCTTCCATTAAATTTAGTTGCTTGTATATTTTCCTAGCTGGTTCTAAATAAGAACGGCCATAGGGTAAGTAATTTGTATCTGAAATAAGTCTAAAGTGGGCAATTTCATAATTATCTAAAGTAATAACATTTTGATCTTTCCTACTTGGAATTCTGTTAGGGTCTTGATGAGATGCTAACCCATCAGGGTCTATAATAAATTCGACTTTGGAAGGGGCTTCTGGGTCATGTCCTTCATGTCTTGATACATTGTAGACGGTGTAAGGAAGTACATTATAAACTCCAAATTTTTCTGCTATTTCTAACTTTAAAAAAAAGTCTCCATATTTACACATGTTTCGGACCCATGACCATAGATTAAATTCTATATTTAAAACATCGTAGAATAAATTATTTAATACTCTTTGAATATTTTCATCAGAGGATTTAATAGTAAGTATGTCCCCTTGATCGTTTTTAACTGTAGCTTCGTCAGATAGTATATCTAATGAAGACGCTAAGATAGAATCAGTATCCATTGCTTCATAGTCACTGTAGAGTTGAAGACGGAGTGTTTGGTAATTGAGAGTAGGATTGTATTGATTTCTAGAATTAGGAACATATAATCTAGTAAATCTGTCTATAAGAGAATTTGTCTCGTATCTACCAGATGTTTGTATTTTATTTACATCTGTGACTTTAAGTTCATTTCCTCCTATGTTGCGTATAACTACATCATTCGAAAAAAGTCTTCTTAAACGTCCAAATAAGGATGTATCTGCCATCAGGTTATATTTTTATATAAATAGTATTATTTAAGTAACCAGGTAATATCTTCTTCACCACCTAGGGTCTTCATAAGATAAGGATTTTCTTTCATACTACCAACGTTAGACATGATAGCTTTGTTCTGAGCATTAAGGTTGGCGAAAGAGGAGAGTTGTGCTCTAGATAAGTCCATACCTTGCTGTCTTAATCTAAGTGCTGTATCTCTAACATACAATGCAGTAGCGCAGGATATTATAAGATCATCGTTATATCTGTCTTGAGCTTGAGCCTTTCCATTTTTCCATACAAATACTCTCATCTCTCCTAATAGTCTTTTTGACTGAATAGTAACTGAATGGTCTCTAATGTACTCAATCATTTTAGCTATCACTAAAGGTCTAGTTCTAGCAGACATTGTAAAACCTGGAACTAGTTTATCTCTTTCAAACTTATTCATATAAGTTTCGACTGATTCCATATTAGAAGTTGAGCTATAGTACATATTTCTATACTCTCTTTCAAGAATCTGTTCTATAGTAGCCCACCCTATATTTGCATTTTCACAAACAAGTAATGCATCATTATACTCTGCTGCTATACCAACTAGTAAGTTACCAAATTCTTTAGGAGATATCTTACCTTTATATTCTCCTACTTGAGCAGCATTCTCTATATCAAATATATGAAACGCTGAGTAGTCTTGTCCATCTCCTCGGGCGACATCAGCAACTACCATATAAGATTTAGTATAGTCTACTCCTTCCCATATCCAAAGGTTGCTATCCACTCCTCTTCTTTCCATTGGGTCTTTTTGATATGTTTCTTCGTAGTATGCCATATCTTCCGGCTCAAAGACTGTATCACCAGAAGCTAAAAAGTCACAGTCGCACTCTTGTCCAGCCATCTTAGGCCCTAAGTCAGCATCTTGTTGATCTCTCCACTTTTTATCTCTTTCAGGGTGGACTGTCCAGGGTAGTCTGATAGGTAGGAATGAGTTCTCTCCTGTTTCTGCTTTTTCCCATGTTTGATGGAACCAGTTACCGATACCGTTAGGAGTAGACAGTGCCATACATTGTCCACCTGTAGCTAAGGTCTGTTGTGCTGCAGTAAAAGTTTCGTCTACGTT